AGCGGCTCGATACGGCTCATAGGGCCTGCCGGGGGACATTCAGCGGTAAGCATCCCGGGATCAGGGAGAATCGCAGGGGGCTCATTTTCGCGGATCTGGTGGCGAGCGGTGTCGATTTGGAGACGGCATATCTGCAGACACACGAGAAGGCGAAGCCAGGATGGCGTATAAAGTACAGGGCAATGACCCTGTTTCAGAGTGAGGCGGTGCAAGAAGCTGTGGCAGAGAAGCTAGATGACATACTGAAAGAGCTCAAAATCGACAAAAGGTTCGTCTTGAGTCGGTTTAAGGACTTAGCCAGGGACGCCGATAAGGACGCTGTGCGTCTAGGGGCGTTGAAGGAATTGGCTCGGATGGTTGGTATAGGGGAGAAGGCGCCCAAGGTTGGCGGGCTATTCGGTGCCTTTGCTGTTGGGGAGATGGCTAAAATCGGCGAACAGGTCACTAGTGGGGAGCTTCCTGCTGGTGTAGAGGTAGTAGAAGAGAGCGCCGATGTCTCTCAAATAGAGGATTTCGTCGATGGTTGACGGAGGGGGTAATCGCCCGATGGTGCTGCCTCCCGTCGGATTGCGGTTGCCCTCTCTGCCTATAGACGGCCCAGGGGGCGTATAATGGGCATGAGGTTGATTCTAATGACCCCAACGGGCCCCAAGGCACTATCAAGCTTCTTCGTAGAGAAGCCCGAGAGAAGCGTCCCAGACGCCTCTGGGTGGTCGGATGCTCCTCCGCCTATGCGGACAGTGCGGATGGTTACGGAGTCGGTAGATGGCACGCTGTGCAGGGAGATCCCTACAAATCGGCTTGCGCAGCATGTAGCGGGGGAAGTAGGTTTGGCAAAGGCGTGGTATAAGGCCGCGCTATGCAACAGTGAGGCCTCTGAGTATTGGGGCAGTAAGGAAGGCGGACGAAATGCCTGAAGTCGTAATCGACAAGGATAAGCTGCGTGAATATGTAGCTCAGACCCTCAACACGGCTGAATTGAGCCAACAGCTCGGTAAGCTGAAGGACATCGACTGGAATCCGTTTGATGAGGACGGTGATGAGTATGTGGGCCTTTGGGCCGAGATGAAGCATAACTGGGATGTTGTGTGGACCTTCCTGCTCTACGCCTGTAGCTTGGCGGAGAACCTGGTGGTCGATGGGCTGTCCCTTGAGGCCCCGCAGAAGCACGACCTGGTGGTTGGGGCGTTGGACGATGTGATCCATCTAAACTGGTATCTGGAGCCGTTTGACGGCCCTGCTCTGGGTATGCTGGTAAAAGCGGCTGTCTCGTTCTTGAACAAGGTTGGCTGGGGCGATGAGATCGAAGGGTTAGCCAAGGAGAAGGTCGAGCTCGCCAAGGCCGATAGCGGATACAAGGAGATCGGATGAAACGCCTGACTGTTCTATTCGTCCTAGTGGTCCTGATGGTAAGTGGAGCGGTCCTGGCCCAACAGCCGCGCCCGTTCTACCAGAACGAGGCTAATGTGGCCACAGACACCCTGACGATCCATTATGCGCTCAAGGGGCGCTTTGGTGACATTATGGCGAGCGCTATCACGGTGTATTCCGATTCGTCCCTGACGCTCAGCTACAACCTGGACAACCGAAGTGAGGCCCAGCAGGCTATCTCGTGGATGGTGACCCCACAGGCGACCCTGCAGACCATTGCCGGCAAATACACCTATCTGGTCGGTCGGTTTGAGTGGCTCCATGTGGAGAACCTGGCGGGGGCGAATACCTCTATTGTCGGAGAGTATTGATGCGGAAGACCATAGCCTTGATTCTCGCGGGGGTTTTCGTGGTATCTAGTGCCACGGCCTTCCCGCGTGTAATCAGGTTCGGCGGGGACAGGGCTCGGGCTGTTATGGCCGAGAACAACAACAGTGTCATGGTCGTTCCCAACCTGATGCCGTACTCCGAGGACTTTGAGACGACGGCGCTATGGGCCAGCCAAGGCACACACATCAGCTACACGGCGGGACAGGCCGATCCCTTCGGCGGCTACAATGCCACCTTCATTTACAACAGCACGACCCCGTGGACGGTGTCGCCACAAATAAGGACGCAGAACGGTTACCTGGATGCCATCTTGGTTGGCAACGGGCAGTTCTGCTTCTCGATCTATGTGCAGGAAGTCAATGTAAATCCCGGCGAGAATTTTCAGCTAAGGATCTGGAACTCCACTAAGAGTCAATACAGTTATGTCCAGGTCAGTTTCGACACCAACAAGATCGGCGCCATCGCCTACACGGGCAATGTGGACGCCTACGGGCTTGATGATGTTGGCGGCGGGTTCTATCGGGTATGGCTGGGGATCGATTGGGGGGCCAGGGGCTACGATGGCGATGCGATCACATTCCGTTTCTGGCCGTTCTCGGCGGACCTGACCACGTACCACGGCAGGACGGTGTTTGGGGCGCAGATTAACGAGGGGCTGACACCTTCGCCCTACATGAAGACGCCATGAGACGCTTAGCCGCAATAATGGTAGTAGTGTCGGTTGTGTTCTGCGGAGGCAACAGGCCGNATGCGGTTATAGTGGCGGCGAGGAACAACAATGCGGCAACGACCCCATCTGGGCCTCCTCCAGATACAACGCCGCCTTCGCCTACCAGCGCGGCGATCACGGCTTGTGACGATATATTACAGGCGCAGGGTTTTGCGGCCTACTACGACGAACCTGTGACCTATAAGACGCAGATTGGCTATGGGACGAAACTGGCGCACATCACGATGGGGGCATGGAGCGCGTGGTCAACTGTGGCCGAGCCCAACCCGTCGGCGTGGCTCAATACAGGCAGGGTCATGGGAGCGACTGAATACTTCAAGTTCAACATCATCGCCAGGGACACAGCGCTGAATGAGGGCGCCATGCAGTCCGCTTATTTCCAGGCGGTAGCAGGGAGTTGCCCATGAGGAAGCGTCTGTTGTTGCCGGCAATCGCATTATTCGTAGCCGCGGCTGTAGCGAGTGCGCAGTTCAGTGGGCCGCTACCAAGACATGTGACAATCGATCCGTCTGTAGCGGATAGCGCCTATGTAATCGACCTAACGCTCTATTCAGGCATGGCCCTACCAAAGCCAGCGAAGATCATAACGGTGAGGTCCACTGCGGATGCGGTAATAGTTTTCGCTGGTGATAGTTACTGGTCTAACAATAGTGACACGACTGTAGTGGTACCAGACACATCCGGCACGGTGTCCGCTGGGAGAAAGCTGATGCTTACCGGGGACATCTACTCCTTGACAATCACTACAGCGGTCGCTGGGGCCACGATTGAGGTATGGGGTGAATACTAGGCTGGCGGCAATTCTGTTGATGCTGGTTTCGGCGACAGCGCTGGCGTTGCCTGGGATCAAGCTATCCAACGGCGAGGACGCCTACGCGTACCTCAAGAGGAGCGTTGACGGCACGGGGCAACCTTATCCTCTACCCCGACGACTTCTCCCCCTGAGAACGGCTACTGGGCGGCTTCAGGGCTCCGTTTCATGGCCTCCTCTCCGGACACCTGCCCCCGGGTTCGCCATTAAGGCTACAGGCATGCACGGGACAGGGAGTCGCCAGTCCCCCAAGTACATCTATGCTGAGAACGCTGGGGATCTGACTGGCGACTCCTATTGTTTCAGCATCTACACGAAGCTGGATGGTTTCTTCGCCCCTGACGACACCACACAGCATTTCGCCATTTCGGTCGGATCTGTCCCTTCGAACCCCATCGGTCGGGTCAAGTGGGACTTCGATGCGGGCGGAAGCGCCTCCATCATCTATGAGGGTTCGGCTGTCGTCAACGCCGGTCAGGACAGTCTGGGTGGCGGCTGGTGGCGTATGTGGGAGGTTGTGGACGGGGCCTATCTAATGGGAACCGGGAAGACGAAACTGCGTCCTGCGATATTCCTGTCGTCAGGCCCGCGGTCGTTCATCCCCGATGTGTTCCCCGAGTACGAGTTCCTTCGCGGTGGGTATATCATCGGGGCGCGGCTTGAGGTCGCAACAGCCCCGGCGCCTGTGGATGATGTCATTCATTATGGCCGTCAGTATGTCGCTGGGGACATGGGCACGACCACGGTGCCACAGCCGCCAAATCTAGGCCTATCGTATCCTGGCAACGAGCTGAAGTATTCCTACAGCCAAGAGGCGGGTATCGGGATCATCAGGCTTGACGCACACTGGAGGGACTTACAGGACGGGACCACGCTGGCCTACAACGACACCGCCGGTTTTTATGGCAGAATAGAAACCCTGGAGTCCATGGGGATAGAACCGTATATAACATTCATTTCCGACAACGACGAGCTGACCTGCACCTTCTCCGACACTACATGTATCTTGGCGACAACCCCTCCCGAGACTCTGCTACTCGACCCGACACACAACGACCCGCTCAACGCTCTACCGCTGGATATGACCCAGTGGTACGACTTCGTGAACCATGTGGTCGAGAACCTTGACGATACACCGGTAACAGGGTTCAGTATCCCAAACCCCGTGAAGTGGTACTCGATAGCGAACGAGTGGATCACGGCTAAGAACACCAACGGTGGGTTCATCGGCAACATGTGGAACGGGCTATATGAGGGCATCGAGGACTATGCGAACTCGGCATACTCGGCGGTCAAGGCGGCGTATTCGAGTGCCAACTTCGTAATGGGAGGCGGGCCAGGTACAGCGGACCTTGGGGCGGCAGTGGTGGATTCTTGCGAGGCCACTAGAACCTATTTCGCTGACTACACCATCTTGGCTCCAGCAAACCCAACGAGGGTTCTGGAGGCTTATGATCTACGGCATAACTACACTTCACAGACAGCTATCGATGCGATCAAGGCGATATACAAGGCCATCAGCTTTGATTATCTGACCCTCCACCAGTACGGGCCGCTGGCGCACAACAAGACCCGATATGGCTATTGGGATTCTGTTTCGGTAGCCGATACCCTGAACGCCCTTCACCCAGGCCAGCCGTTCAACTTCACTTGCGACGAGGGCGGTCCTACTGACCTCTGGGCCGACTCTCCGTTGGACCCGCAGTACCCAGACAGGCTTACCTGCGACGACATGAGCTGCGACCCTGGAGGCGTTACATACCTCGCCCTGAATGACACCACGAAATTCAGTGGCGTCTGGTTCGATAATCTCGATGCGCAGGCCAAGGGGATGCCGTTCTTCATGTGGTTCCGGATGTTCATGAAGTACGGCGAGAGTAGTCCCGCGAGCAAGATCGCCCTTTGTGATTCGCTGGATAACAGGACTAGTGGGTTCTACGCCATGAAGCATGTAGCCGCCCTGTTCGATAGTTCGGCAACGGTTATCCAGTATGTAGGCCAGAAGTCTGCGTGGAAGATCACCTATGATGATGGCAAGGAGGCCATTATAGGGATCTCAGTTGATGGCGAGAAGTACATCTCCATAGAGCCGTCATTCGCCCCAGCGCTGACCTACTACATTATCGGCCCTGATCTGGGCGGATACGAAGTCGTCCCCAGCATAGACGACACAGACACAACAAGGGTGGTAGTCGGCCAGCTTCCTGTGGTGGTTAGCCAGGAAAGCATCATGGAGATCAAATGAAGAGAACGGACATAGACAAGGAAATAATCTCTGACGAGATGAAATTTCGCCAGTGGGTTATTACTAAGTTGACTATGATGGAAGCGAACACACCTGGCAAAGCGGCCCCGTGCCAGCTAAATAATCTGCGCCTTGAGGAGGCGGCTAAGGAGCGAAGCAAAATTTCCGACAAGTTAGATGCCGTGGCCGACAAGGTGTCTTCTGGATCGACACAGGCGGCTATTATCGGGTCAGTAGTCAGCTCGCTGATAGTGGGACTTGGGTTTCTACTCAAGCTATAGGGAGGTGTAGCACTTGGACGAACAGCAGCGGCAGGTACTAAAGATAGCCTCAGAGAGCATCGAAGCCTTTGGCAAGATGTTCCTGCCGAAAGCAGTAAGCGCCGCTACTCCTGATTTCCATAGGGACATCTATCAGGACTTGCAGGACAACTCGATCAAGCGTCTTGCCGTCATCGCTCCTCGTGGCCACTCCAAGTCTACAGTGACTTCCATCCTCTATGTTCTGTGGCGGATTCTGTTCAAGCCGGCAGACGAGGATCTATTGATAGTGATGGTGTCGGAGTCACAGCAACAGGCGATCAACTTCCTCACTATCGTCAAGACCAACCTTACGGACAACCCGCGGGTGAACGCCTTCTTCGGCGACATGTCAGGGAAGAAGTGGACCGAGGACGACATCACCTGCGCGAATGGCTCCCGGGTTATAGCCCGGGGCACGGGGCAGAGGATCCGCGGTACGGTTGGCGGAGTCCTTGGTGTCACCCGACCGAATGTATTGATCTTCGACGACTTCGAATCAGAGACTAACAGCAACACCCGTGATCAGATAATCAAGAACAAGGACTGGCTGCTCAAGGCTGCTTTGCCTTCTCTGGCAGATGACGGTCGGGCGATAGCCATCGGCACGATCATCAGTCAGTTCGCCTTCCTGGCCGATGTCCAGAAAGAGGGTAGCGGTTGGAAGACGCATTTCTATCAGGCGTTCAAGGACGGGAAGATCGGCGGAGAGCCCCTGTGGCCAGAGCGATTCCCTAAAGAGCGGCTGATGGAGATATACAAGTCCTACGACTCAATGGGCAAGCGCTCCGCCTTCTGGCAGGAGTACATGAACAAGCCTATTGACATTGATAGCCAGACATTCCAAGAAGCCGACTTCCGTTACTACAGCGGGTCTATTATCTTGGTAGACGACATTCAGCCGTGTATCCTTGGCAGGGACCACCCGATGCAGGAGGAGGAGGGGTACCCAGACGACTTGGTGATTCCTCTCTCGGTGTCCCTGGGTGTCGATCTGGCGATCAGTGAGGCCTACGAGGCGGACTTCACGGTGATAATGCCCTTGGCTATAGATGCGTCAGGCTACAGGCTGATCCTGCCCTTCCTGCGGTTCAAGGAGCCCGACATCGATGTTCTTGTCCAGAAGATCCTCGATACTGCCATAAGCACAGGATGCGGCAGGGTGAACATCGAGGCCATCCAGTTCCAGCAGGCGGTGGCGAACCACTTCCAGAAGAAGATGATGGAGAGCGGGCGATATATGGTTGTAAGCTGTACCAAACCCAGGACCAGCAAGGACAGCCGTATCCGTTCGCTCCAGCCGCTATTCAAGTCGCACAAGATTTTCCACCAGGAATGGATGCACGAGCTTGAGGACGAGCTTATCAACTATCCTCGGGCTGGTCATGATGATATTCCAGACGCCCTGTGGCTGGCCGAGCAGGAGGCTATCCTGCCCGACATGGACCCGTTCATCGATGGTGAGAATACAGAGCACAGAGAGGAAGAGGCCGAGTCATGGCTCGTTCTTTGAAGAAGCCAGACGAGATCTACCATATCTGGGATTCGTACCGATCCGAGCGGGAGCAATGGGCGGTGGAGGCCGCTAATGACGAGGACTTCTATTTCGGGAACCAGTGGACGAGTGCTGACGCGAAGAAGCTGGCCGAGAAGGGGATGGCTCCGCTTGTAATCAACCGAGTGATGCCGGTGATCCAGCAGGAAATGACGATGTTCCTTGGCCGCCAGCCTCGCTTCAGGTATGTAGCGGCAGAGGACAGCGATGTAGCTAAGGCCGGCATATTCGGCGGTATCAGCGATCATGTCTGGGCGATCAGCAACGGCGACCTGCAGATAGCGTCAGCAATGCAGGACTACTTCGTGATGGGCGCCGGCTACATGATGGCTCATATCGACCGCTACGCCGACGAGGGCCGTGGTGAGGTGAAGGTGCGGCATGTGCCGGTATGGGATGTCTACCCCGACCCCAACAGTCGCCTGATCGATCTTTCTGATGCTAGGCATATCTTCATTAGTCGTTCGATAGACCGCGATGGGCTTATCTACATGTACCCCGATAAGGCCGCGGCTATCAGGCGCGTCGATATAGATGAGGCCTATGTCTCTGACAGGCCCGAGAGTGGCACCTACAAGAACGGAACAGTTTCCCCTGCCGATATATCCTATGACGAGCCAGGAGGCGCCTACGGGAAGATCAGGGCCATTGAGAGCTATTCTAAGATCATGGTCCCATTGCTGAAGCTGGTAGATACCAGAACCGGCGTTACGATGATCGTTGATCCGAAGAAGTTCGATAAGAAATCGGCTTCTCCGTCAGTGCGGGCCATCGAGCTGTATGAGCCCCGCATCCAGGTATCGGTTACTGCCGGGAAGTCCGTGAAGCTGGACGAGTATATGCTCCCGATGGACATCTACCCCATCGTGTCCCTCTATCTCCACCATTCAGGGACTCCGTTCCCTGTTGGCGATGTCCGTATGGTGAAGGGGCTACAGCAGGAGATCAACAAGCGGCGATCCATCATGATCCATAATGCCGCCGCCAGTAGCAACACGCGATGGCTAGCCGAAAAAGGAACGATCCCTAACAAGGCAGAATGGGAGCGCTCAGGGAATACGCCCGGGGCGGTGCTTGAGTATGTCCGCAGTATGCAGGGCGATAAGCCGGAAATGCTCCTTCCGGGGCAACTGCCTAGCGCATGGATTCAATTAGAGCAGGAAGCGCAGAACAACCTTGAGTACACCCTCAGTGTATTCGCGCATCAGATGGGATCTGCGCAGGACGCCCCTGAGACTTATCGTGGTATGCTGGCCCTGGACGAAAAGGGTAAGCAGAAACTCAACTTCAAGGCCACCCATGCTCGCATCGGACTGCGTAATCTCGGCAAGATCATTCTACGGCTTGCGCAGCTTACCTACACTACGCCCAAGGTCATCAGGGTCGTCGGCGAAGAGAGCGGACCCGTCAAGGAGTTCTTCCTCAACAAGCCACACATCGACCCGCTTACGAATCGTGTCGTCAAAATCAATGATGTCACCATCGGGAACTATGATGTTATTGTTGAGGACGGGATGTCAATGCCCACCAACAGGCAGGCACAGCTTCAGCAGATGCAGGAGCTATATCAGCTTGGCGTGGTCGATAAGGTGGAGGTCCTGAAGAAGACCAGCATCCCCGACCGGGAGGCCGTCATACAGCGTATGGGCGAGATCCAGCAGCTAAGCGGACAGGTCCAGCAGTTGCAGGAGGCGATGAAGAACATCGAGGGGCTCAACCAGACATTGCGGCGTGAGTTGCAACAGCGTGAGATCCAACTTGGCGTAGAGAAGGAAATGACCAAGGTGCGTAGATACCATGCGTCAGACCACTGTTGACGAGCGGGTAACTCGAGGCGAGAATCAAGGATGAACTTATCCTTATCAAGCGCGAGGGTGCGATCAAGAACAACAAGAACGAGGTCGCGTATGGGTTCGCGAAGGCGCAAGCGGCGCTGGATGCGAAAAGGGCCAGAATGAAACAGGAGGCACAAGATGAGCGATCAGACAAACACTCCGACGAATGAGCAGAGTGAAGTTACTATTCCTGCACAGCAGGACGACAAGATTCCCGTTTACACCGGGGATGAGGACTTTGCGGCGGCAAGTGAAAAGCCTGCCGAAGCAAAGGTGGAGAATGCGGCGAGTGACGAACCCCGACTGGAAGGCCAAGTACGAGGAGGAGAAATCCCGGTATGAGGAGCTGTCACAGTACGAGGCGATCATCGACCGCATGAAGCAGGATGAGGCCCTTGTGGATGTCCTTGAGGCGCACATTAGGGGCGAGATTCCTGGGGCCAGGGCGGCGTCGGCTAATGATAGCAATAGCGACGACGACTTCTGGCGAGATGTAGATGAAACCGAAGCGGCAGGCTATCAGGCGCCCAAACCTCCAGAGCAAAAGCTCTACACCAAGGAGGAAGTGGAAGCCGAGAAGGCCCGGGCCGCAGCGGCGGCTGAGGTGAAGAAGGAATTGGATAATGTGCTCAGGTATCTTGGGGAGAACGGCGTACCAGAAAGTGTCCAGAACGAGTTTATCGCATTCGTAGGCAACCCTAGTGGGGTTACCGGGATGGATTTGCTCAATGTGTTCAAGACCGTAAAGGAACGCGCCGGAGCGCCTATTGAGATCAAGCAGCAAGACGAGAAGCATGGCGGCTCTATCATGGATGTCGCCGGGAAGTCTGACAAGCCCGATCCGAATCGGTACTTGTCTCAGGAAGATGCTGTGGCGTCCAACTACAAGGCGGACCCCAATAACCTATAGGAGATACAGCCATGAGTGGCGAGTTCGTTTCTAATCCTTTTGACCATTCGACTGGTCTTGATGTCGGGTCGTTCAACTCTCAGGACGAGTTCCTGGGATACGGCACCCTGTTCAACAACCCCGACCGCTTCGTTCTGCAGATGAGCAAGCGGATCCACATGCTCAACCCAACCGCCGCGCCGTTCCTTAGCTGGGCGTCCGCGGTTCGCAAGCGTCCCACCGGAGGCACTCACTACAGTTGGATGGAAGACGAGCTCTTCACCCACCGTGATGTGAAGGCCGTCGTAAAATACAACTCTACCGAAGAGGTCTATACGCTGCAGTTGAAGAATCCTGGAGACTGGCAGGCGTTCGAGGCCGCGGCTGAAGGCGATGTCTGGTATGACAACAAGCCGATGATCCACATGCTGATTACCCCTGTGGGTTCGACAGCTCCGGTTCTCGGCGTGATCATCAAACAGCCCGCGTTGTACCTCGGCCCGACGCATCGGTCTTACACTGGTGTTGCTGGCACTGCTACGCTCATCAATGAGATCGTGCTTGCCGAGAACAACACCACGCCCGTTATCGGCGGCGACAATGCCGAGGTGGATGAGATCCCTCTGCATGATGGCACCCATGGCACATGGGTAAACGGTACCGACTATGGCTTCGGGCTCGATTTCACCCAGACTGACTGGTACGCATCTATCGGCGCCGACAAGAACACTGATGTCTATGTCCAGGTTGTTACTCCGCAGGAGTACCTCAAGGGCTTTGCTCAGGGTTCTGGTTTGGCCAACGAGTCGCGCAAGGCGGTCGCGTACCTACGGGAACCACACTCAGATCTTCAAGAAGTCGTGGACCATCGCGGACACGCTCCTGAAGTCCGAGATGTATGGCCCGAGCGAGCTGGCCCGCCTGCGTCTGCGCAAGACCATCGAGCACAAGGTGGACATCGAGCGGGCGCTGTTCTTCCAGGGCGGCGGTGTTGAGCATACCGACTGGGGCTCTCTGCCGGAAGCCGGGAAGACGAACCCGAAGACGGTCTTCAAGGGCCTTGGGGTCGGTGTGACTGATCGCAGTAAAGCCGGGTTCATCAACACGAAGAACGCCGAATGGGAGACAGACTTTGTTCTGCCTACCGCCGCTACGCTCAGCGATGTCAATACGCTGGTCGGCGCGGTGTTCGACGATAGCGTGGACAGCCCCGTCCTCGACCAAGGTGGCGTTCTGCTCTATGAAGTGGCCCGTTAAGCTCGGCCAGATGGCTCTGCAAACCGGCGGAGACGGCTTCATGGAGTTCGGACAGCGGATGCAGGCGGGTAACGCCATTGGTATCCGCGGCGTGAACACCCTGATGTCCCCTGCCGGCATGATTCACTTCGTCTATACTCCGCTGTTGCGTGGTATCTACGAGAACTATGCCGTGGTTCTGGACATGAACAACATCGAGATCCGCCCGTTCAAGGGTCGCGACACTCAGCTGCACTCCAACGCTGGGTCGCCCGACATCGACGGTCGCCTCGACTACCTGCTCACTGAATTGGGTATCGAGGTCCATCACGAAGGGACTCACGCCCTGCTGAAGCTGGGCTAGATCCCACAATAGGGGGGCTTCGGCCCCCCTAACCTGGAGAAGCTATGACCACCTACAACATCGAGACCGTCACACAGACCGACCTCCAGAATCGGGTTGCCGCTGGGCTGGACGTCGACCTGAGTACGACTTCGGTGCCTACCACCGACCAGGTGGACGCATGGCTATGGGATGCGGCGATGTTCTTGGCGACGGTGCTAAAGCCCGATCAGATCCCGTCCCTAATCGGTGACGAGGAGAACGTCACGGCCATGGCGACTGGAACAACGACTCTGGCAGGAACAAATGTCATTCGCCCCCTATACATCGGGGCCAATACCGATACGACAAACAGCAAGGTTTACAACCCATGCACCATCTACACACAGCAGGAGCATTTCCGCATCAAGCAGTTCGCTCCGAACATGCACACCGCGGATAACCCGGCGGCGGTTGTCACCGGCAAGCAAGGTAGTCTGAGCATCGAGTTTTACCCTAGTGGCATGACCTTTTACAACATCAGGTACATCGGCGCTCCGAGTCCTGTTGCGAACTGGACGGGCGCGGCGGCTAATTTTGTTCCTCCGTCAGCGTGGGCGCAAGCCATGACGGCGTATGCGGTGATGATGGGCAAGCTACAGGATGAAGAGGTCGAGTTGGCTAACATGTCGAAGGCGATATGGGAGACTTCTTTGACTGCGTTAATCGGCAAGAGGTCTGTTCAATCGCCGCCTTCCGCGGCATAGAACTGGAAGGTTGAAATGAATTACGGAGAACTCAGGAGCAACTGGTGGGATGGGCTCGGGCCTGTGCGCGACACCGTCAGGCAACATGACTTCATGTCGGCCATTGATGGTGCTATGACATTCCTTGCCTCGGCCTTTCCGTACCAGCTATTGCCCAATCTGGTCGTGGATCTGGATCTTTCGGGCGAGTATTACACCGACGTGAACCAATTCCCCGAGGTCCACATCAACTACTATCTCGACGCAGGCAACTATGGTGGAGCAAGAAACTATCTGCTCCCTAACGACCTGCTTCAGCACATCGCCCTTCGCTGGAAGACTTCGGACGAAAAGACCTACGGGTCTGCGGAGATCATTTCCGAGCGGCTGTTCTTTGGCTGGTCGTCCTTTGAGACTGATCGGATGGCGACCATCGTCAACAACAATGAGAGCGGGACAGAGCAGGCCAAGTCTCCCGGCATCCTGGTGATCAACAAGGAGCCATACACCATTACGGGGACTCCAGACACCCTGACGCACCCGTTTTTGACCTACAAGAAGTACCCGACCCCGTACATGCTCCTCGACGCGAACAACAACGTCACGACTCTTGGCGATACAGCCACACCGGACATTGACTCTCGCTGGCACCACCTGTTGGTGGACAGGGCCATCATCATCACCATGCAGAAGCTCGCGAAGTACAAGGAGGCGCAGTTCCTTTCGGCCAAGTTCAACGCCGACATATCGGCCATTGTTAGGCGTAACCCGGCGATCAGCATGTTCGATGGCCAGAAGCAGGAGAAGAAGCAATGAGCTACACATACGGAGAGCTGAAAACGCTGTGGTACGAGGGGCTTGGTGACGATGTCGGGAGCAAGGTGACCAATTTCGAGTTCCTGTCCTCCTTTGACGCGGCCCTATCGACAATCGCCTCGGCAGCGCCAATCGAAATGACCCCGATGCTCCAGTCCTCGTATCAGGGCTACAATGGTACCCAGGTGTATCTGGATACAACGAAGGGCGTGGAGATTACGGTCCCGGCAGATTTCATGGCGTTCTCGGCACTGAGAATCACTACGTCAGCGGGGACTTTCGACACCAGGCTGGTTGACATCGGAACCTTTTTCGAGACGCACGACACCGACCAGGACCCGATCTGCTGTCTCTTGGGGAATGTGATCGTTGTCAACAAGCCGCACTCTCTAATGGCGGTGGACCCCGTTCTGATCTACAAGAAGTTCCCGGCACTCAACAGCGGGTCGTCCCCGGCCAACACCGACGAGCCTGACATTGACGATCTGTGGCGGCATCCGGTGATGCGTCATGCGGTGGCCTACACCTTCATCCGCCACGGTCAGTATGACGATGCGGGTGAGGTGTTAAAGTCCTTGGCTGAGGAGCTCGGGTCGATCATGGCGAATAAACCGAGGGATACAACGCGATGAAGCTTGGAGCGGTTGTCGATTATGTGAGGAAGGCCGCAGGTAACGGTGACCCGTCTGCCGTAAGTCAGAGCATGGCCATTTCGTATGTCTCTGAGGCGATGGCCTATGTGTCTAAGTTGCTCCCCAGTAGCTTCTCATCAGAGTTCACGGCTTCCGGGTACTCGATCACGGATCCTCTTGTCTCCTTCATCCACATCCGCGATGTCTGGGTGGACAACCATCGCTGTGAGAAGATCCGCTGGGACGAGATGTCAGCGATGAAGGATTCGGCCTATTTCGGCGGGATCTATCGGTACTCCTGTACGACTTCGGAGATCCTCATAAGCAAGAAGGACGGCATAGCTATTGTGTATGGTGGGTTCAAGCCGGCGGCTTATGTCGCGGGGGATCTTTCGGACGACTTGGTTCAGGACGCCTCTCCCTCCACGGGCGAGGTTGCGGGCATCACGGACGAGAGGTTGGCCATGGTCCGCCTGAGAGCCACCAGATCGGCCTGTGAGGAGGCTGGAGAGCTAGACAAGGCCGTTTACTTCATGAGGGCCGCTCGTCGCGTGTACGAGGATCTGAGGGCCTCCTACGACCCGGGGCCTGGTGACTACACCGGGCGCGTAGAGATATGGGATGGTATCCAGTGAGCGAGCGTCGGCTATACAAGCTCGATTGGTCGAGGGGGATCACCGATGGCCGTGTAGGCGAAGGGGCTGTCAGGGACTTGGTGAACGCTGAGTTTTCCACTAACAACTCGCTCAAGATCCGCGATATGCTTTATGCTGATAGGGCCGATAATGGCTCAACTATTTCGTCCATAAATACAAACTCAGCTCCGGTATTAGACATCATAGCGGTTCACGGAATCGGGGACTACGAATGGTCGCTGGCTGTCTTGTATGGTGATTATACAGACACGAGCGTAAACCCTGCGGTGTCCTATGATCCTACGGTTAGGATCTATCAAGGCTCGCCACTTACGGAGGATACAAACTTAGCGGTTCCCGTGGCAGGCAGTACGGCTATAGAGGGCAGTATGCTGGCCTTCGATGGCAAGTCTATCTATGTGAACCTTATCAACTCTAGCGGCGTACCGCAGAAATCAAACAGGATCTATTATGCTGGCGCCGGCACGAGGTTCCGGTATCCGTCTGTGTTGACTGGCGGCACAGGGATGTCTGATGGGCATTCGGATGTGATAAGTGCGTCTATGCTTATAGGGACGACCAAAGCCCCTAATGTGCATTTTTCGGTTTACGAGGGAGAACGCACAAAAACAAGCCTGAAGTCTCAGGTTGGGAACTCTATTGATTCAGGGTACGATGTCGATGTTGCTGTATTCCCTATTTCTGACAGGAGAAATGCCGATGGCAGTGGTCCGGGGAATATACAGTATAGCGTTACAATGCGCCTTGGAGTGCAATACAAGTATCTCGATGGGTCTGTTTCTCCTATTACAAAATCCAAGGTGTTACGGCTCTCGCTCAACAACACAACCACTAGCCTGTATTCCATAGCCAATGTCCTCGTGTGCAACAAGGACATCGACACCTCCATCGAGAGTATTAATGTCTACAGGGAGATCTTGAGTTCTGACAACGACGAAAGCGTTATAACCGAGCTAGAACTTATCTATGTTGCCACAATTTTCGAGGCTAGCTCTTATGTACCAGACAACGAGTTTACCGGCGTTGATTTCGTTGATAGACCGTTTGAAGATATGCACATATCGGACGTTGGCAATAAGCTCTATAACCTACAACCGGGGATGCCGGGGTTATTGCGTGTAACATCGCAGAACACTTTTAAGGAATATTTGACCGTGTCTACAGATGTGTCGAGAACGACATCTGGTGCGACGGCGGTATATGATAGCGGGTGGCTACAGTATACATACGGCACTACAAATGTCATGATGCTGCAATATGAATGTCCAACTATCAACGGCGGAAGCATCGATTTAGATATGAAGATGACCGGGTATTGGGACGAACACGGATACCAGTTGCCAGATGGTGCGCATGACCAAGCGTTGACATACAAGATTTCAGCCACATCGGCGAAGATGGCCTTTGATGGTTTTAGCAGTTCGTCGAGCAACGTGATAATACGCGATCTTCGCCCGAGCTTGCCGGCATTCAATTCAACGTTTGAAATAAGACGGCCAAATGTGAGGTATGTCATTACCGGGGCGATGATCTACAAGGTTGAACCTGGGTACTATACACAGGAATACAACACGATACATGGTATAGGTGGGACCAGATATGCCTTTGGCCTGCCAAGGTCAGTGTCCTTATATGTCTTGTCTGCGACTACGGCAACAGCAAGTCTGGAGCATATAAACAAAGATACAGGATCTACTGTACAGGACGGCACTTCAGACATCTCTACAGGTGATTTTGTCAACGATGAGTTTGTTTCTGTTTATATGGACCAACGCGCCGCTACTCTGCTTACCTACAAGGATGTTACGGGTGTAGATGAGGCGGAGGTGTCCGATGTTGTCTGCAACTATATCAGGCCAATATCAGGACGCGACTTCGGCCTCAATGTAGTGCAAGACGGAGAGACCAGAAACTCACGGCTGGTTTACTCCGAGTTCCGGCGTCCTGGTCTGTTCAGCAAGAACAACTATATCGACTATTCGCCCAGGGATGATGGCACAGGCGTAGCTATAGCTGAGTTCAATGGCAGGTTGCTGATAATGCACAGCACCTCGGTCTATATCGTGGACATATCCGCTGGAACAGATGTCGCGTGGAGGGAGCTAGGCGCCAAGCATAATATCGGTTGTAGCAACAGGCGGATGTTCTGTGAAACGCCCTATGGTGTATTCTTCGGCGATGGCAACGGTGTGTACTATTGGGACGGCAGTTCGAATATCAAGCGTATCAGCGAGAACAAAAACTACTCGATAATGGCATGGTATAGCAATGCAGCTCAGAGCGTAAATGGTCCTAGATTCACATGGAGGCCAGACACAGAGCAACTAGTGATATTTTATATCGTCAGCTCAGTAAAAGCGTTGATCTTCGACACGAAACATCAGGCATGGTTGCGCCATGAATACGATGAGAAGTATACACCTAGTGGAGGTTCGGAGACTGATGTGCTTCTTGACCCTATATTCATTTTCTCACACGACGATAACCCGTATGTGGTTGATCGTGGTTGGTCGTCTGCAATAGCGATGCCGCAATATACTGGTGTGAGCATCCTGAATCAGCCCGTCAGTATGACCATAGACTCCGGTGAGATAGACATGGGCGTTCCCGAGGCAGTGAAGAAAGTCAAGAATGTCTATCTTGACCTAGAGCCGTATTCTTCGGGTCTCGAAGTTGCCCTTACGGTGAACGGGATAACCAAGACAGTAGCGGCAGTGGATTCTGGCAGGAACGAAATTCGCGACAGGAATAGCTTCAGGGCAAACACATTTTCGGTGAGTGTCGTTGGAGCCGCGAAAACAGGCGGAGGTGAGATGTGGGCGGGAACAATACACGAGATAGCGGTGAGCTACAAGCTCAAGCGGATAAAATAAGGGAATTGAGAGACGAGCTAGACCGTGTCAAGGCGCATTCTGTTCCACGCACGGGTGTCGGCAAGTTTCCGAAGAGCGACGAAGGCGCTGATGCTGATATAAGGGTTGTGTCCGATAGCTCAGGGAATCACCTTGTATTTAAGGTCGGCGGGCGCTGGCACAAAGTGAAAGGCGAGCAAATCTAATGCCTGGGAACTACGAACGCACAGGGCAACACCTCGTCGTCCCGACCGCCGGCAGATACGCCGAGCAGATCAACAACACCGCCAGAGCCGTTCTGCGGCCCATAGGCGGCTTCAACTCGACGGACGGGGCGATAGCAGCCCTACACTCCGAGCTCTCCTCAGCGAGCCGTCTAGCGGCCTTAGAGCAGAGCCTCTCTAACGCACGCCTCGGTAACGCGAGTGCAGAACAGCGGATGCGTTCGTTGATGCAGGGCGACAGCCTGCAGATGCGGCGGAACCAGTTTAACGAGCAGCAGAGGCAACAGCATGCCGGGATTGTGGGGACGCTGGCGTTCGGGGCAAAAGCCGTCGAAGGTGTATATAACATCGCCAGAGAAGTCCAGGGAGACGGCCAGCAGGGGACGGCCAAGCACATAGCCGATTTCCTTGGGAAGTTCGCGCCGTCAGCCGAGAAGGCGTATCAAGCCAAGCTGAAGGCGGACGCAGCCGACAAGAAGCTACAGGCGGCAATAGACGCGAATAAAACCCTCGGCGATAACTACGACAACCTGATTAAAGACTACAGAGAATCTCAAAAAAGGCTTGGTATTTTCATCGGCGGGCTCTTAAGGGACCACTCTGAAGACTTCGTGCAGTATTCCGATATTTTCGATGGCCTCACTGGGCTGATTGGGGATCTGTTCGGGCCGAGAGATGGTGGTGCCTCAGATTTGCCTAGCCATTCACCAGGCACACAAGTGGGGAGCTACTAATGTCGTACAGCACGCCAGATAGCGCAGTTCGATACCTGAATGAAGAAACCAACTTCACTCAACAGGCGAAGGTTGGCCTTGGCGCTGAGTTCATCAACAACTATGTGCGGTCGAAGATGGCGAATGTGGATGTCGGCGGAGCCTTGGATAAAGTCGGGATGGGCACTTACGCTAGTGGCATGGAGTTCAGCGGAATCGGCAACAAGCTGTCTGCTAATGTACTCGGCAAGGCCGCGGGGATGATGTCGCAGGCCGAGGTCCAGGCTAACGACATCAACCAGAAGGCCAAGGTCAACGCGCAGAACATTATGCTACAGCTCGCCCAGCACCAGGACAACATGCAGCTAGAGACAGACAAGCTCAATTCGCAGGGCGGTGGGTTATTTGGGGCCTTGACTACAGGTTTGTCAATCGCCTCTAGCCTTGAGGGCCTGGGCGCGTTTAAGCATCTGGGCGGGCTCAAGAAGTTCTTCGGAGGCGGCGAAAGCGCGATCAAAACGCTCTACTAACAGGAGAGTAACCATGGGTATCACACGCACTGACCTGGCCGCAATAGATAGCCTGATCGCCCAGCAACAGAAGAACAAAAAGCTAGCGGCGGACCAGACCGACCGTGAGGCGCGTCTTCGTATGGCCGAGATGCAGGTGCGTAACAGCAACATGAAGACGAAGATGGATATGGAGAAAACCAGATACGGGATGGTGAAGGACACTCTCCAGACGGCCATCCAGGTGTCTGACCACGAGCAGAAGCGTAGGCTAGACAAAGTAAATGTTCGATTGATGGAGGGGCAGATAGAACTTAACGCCGCGAAACTAAGTCAAACGAGACAAACTATGGTTCTCGATAAGGTCAAGGAGATGGAGAACTTCGTCGCAAGAGGGCAGGTGCAGTCAGCGAATATGGGCAAGGAGGCGAGTGGCTATGTTAATCTAGCCAACGGTGCTCTAGAGAACGCCTACGGCGCATACATGGACACCAGCATACCAGAATCGCCGACTGTAAGGAATACCTTCCTAGACGATTTTTATGGTGCGGTTACACAGAAAACCGGAGGGTCGTCGAATAATACGAGGGACAGGTCTAACGCATTTAGCGACACGCTCACGGAGACATCGCGTATTCAATCGACTCTATTACGTGTTGTAGGGATAGAGACAAAGGGTTCAAAGGACGGGGGGAGCGTCGATGTCCAGGCCAGAGATGTAGTAGACAGGTCCGCAAGGATCAGCTTCATTGGCGGGATAGCCAAGCGGGCGCTTAGATCGAAAAACGGTTATGCTAAAAACACGGCCAACATGATCTTAGACGGCATCAAGACATTGTCCGATAAGCGTAGCAAGGAGAACTACACCGAGGCCGATATTAAGGAGATCAAGGCCGCTGAAAAGCAGATACAGGACAACTGGCAAAACCTATCCCCGTATGTAAAGGCGAATGGGGCATCGTTCCAGATTCTACAGTCTCCTGGTGACCCCACGGGCGGCAACAGCCTGGTGAATAATCTCATGACCTCCTATATGCCCAACGTTGGGATGTCGATGACTAACTACCTTATTAACAGGGACCATGCCGACAATATAGCGCGGAAGAAACGCGCTCTCGAACACAAAGACAGTGCTCTCTTAAATTCCGGGTTATCTATGTTGTCCAATATAACCGCGATAGCCGCAAACGGTGGCAGTGTCGGGGATGCTGTGCAGGTGGCTACCGAAGGAAACAACGCCCTAGCTGACAAGCTCCACAGCGGAGTGGACGGCGGCGGTGGCAATGCTAGCGGCGCCTCCGATACGGCCAACACGGGCCAATCTGGGGCCACTCAGCCCGACAGGGCGGGCATTGCCGGCTCGCTGCATACAGGAGCAACCGATACAACCCAGGTTAGTGTTCCCGATTCGTTGCAGATTGGCATGCCCGACACCACGCAGGCTAGTGTAGCGGATACAACCCGAGCTAGTGTAGCCGATACGATGAGGGCAGGCGTAGCCGATACGATGCAAACTGCTCAGCCAGATACCATGGGTACCGTTCAGCCCGACACCACGCAGGCTAAATCAGCAGATGCGCTGTTAAGCCCGGGCCCGGGGAAAGGGACAACTGGTGGTTTTGATATTCCTGAGACACTAGCTAGACCCAAGGACGCCAATAACCCAGAGACAGCACAGGTTAATCCCGAATACAGAGCCGATAAGATCCCGAGTGAATATAACGGCTTAGCGCTGCATCGATTCCCTGGCTTTGAGGACTCTAATCTGCTACAGAAGTACGGAGTGCCTGCAAGGCTCGCAAGGGCCTTGGCCCCGATATTATCCGTCATAAAGCGGGAGGAGAACAGGGTCGGCGGCTACGCTGCTTTCACCAAAAACAACAAGGTGGTGTTGGAGGGTGCGTCCACTGGCGGCTATAATTACCCCACACTCCAAGAAGCCATCAATATTGAACGGTCTGGCAAGGCATCGCAATTCGGGCCCTATCAGTGGACGCCAATATTCATGGAAGACCTGAAGTTGCTCCATGTGAGTCCCGACACGGTGCTAACACCGAAGGTCCAAGATGTTCTTACGGCGATGCTGCTAATTAAACGCCATAAGATCGATAAGCATATATCACAAGGTGGAGAGAAAGGCATACTCGGGATGGCCGATGGCCTATCAACTTTATTCGCCAGTATGCCCGGTGATGAAAGCGGCTTATCCAAATATCACGATGTTGGCAGTAACATGGCGAAGATCAGCTGGAACGAGTTCCTCAGTTATATTAGGATGTCGATGGGCGCTTACAAGAAAGGTGACATCTAATGCCGGGTACCCTGGGACAGCCTCTAGGCGCACCTGCCGGGACACAGGATTCGCAGATCCAAGACTACTTGATGTCCGTAATCGAGTCGTCGGGCGTGTCGTTCAACAAGGACGATCTCAAGAAGAAGTTGCAGGAGGCGTATGCCGCTGGCGTAAGCCGTGGCGAGTTGGTGCCAGGTAAGCTGACGCCGGAGGACATGGCTACAGCCCTATATTCCGTCAATCAGGCTTATGGCTCTATCGCCATGCGCCAGCTACAAGTGGACACCACCAGCACGAACATGAACGGCAGTGTCGCCCCAGCGGCATTCGCCAACGGGATAGGCCGAGCTGGTGCGGCTGAGTTCAACCCACGCCGTATTGCTCTTAATGCCACATACAGGTCCGATTCCGGCTTCGGTGACACCGTCAAGGATGCAGGTCTTGCTCTTGCCTACCATCTGGTAGACAGCGCCAGCCTGGGGCTCATGGGGGCCCTGGGTAGTGTGCTGAAGAAGACCGGCGTTACCGACAAGAACTTCTGGACCGAGACTAGCTTCCTCGCCGACGCCAAAGAGACACACACCAAGCTAGGCAAGCTCGGAGCACTCACAGGAGAGGGTCTTGGCTTCTTGGCCCCGGGCGCCGCAGGTAAGCTGGTCAAGGTCGCTGGTAAGGGCCTCCAGGCTGCCGCTGCTGCAGGCAAAGCGGTCGAGGCGGTCAAGGGGGCGGAAGAGGCGACAAAGGGCGGCAACGCGCTCCTGAGGGCCGCTAAATCGCTAAGGAGCATGGAGGCAGAGGCAAAGATCGCTAGCGATGTGAATAAGCTTAGGTCGTCTGCCCGTGGAGCGGCTGGCGGCGTTGGAACGGCCTTGAGCATGACTGCCCGGAGTGCGTCTTACGGGGCGGGCACAGCCCTGAAGGCAACAGGTGAGGTCGTATCAAAAACACTGTCGGGGCCGCAATACCTGCTCGGGTTGCCGGTAAGGGGCGTTCGCTGGGCTAGGACTGTAGGCAACAAGGCGGTTACGAAAGCCGCTGTCGATGTGTCCAAGAGTGTAGCTAAGGAGGCGGTGGCAAAAGGCCTGATCGACGGCAAGGACGCTGTCACAATCGAAAAGCTCGTCAGGAAGACCGCAGGTAGCCGGGGGATAAAGGAGTCTATCCTCGGTGGGAAGATGGGCGTAGCGCCATGGAAGCTGGTCCGTGGTGAGTCCCAGAACATCACCATCGACAGCATGAGCATCTTCCGAAGCAAGTTCTTCGATAAGCTCGTCAAGGAAGGAATTGACAAGGAAAGTGCTAGCGTACTAGCAGACAAGGCCACTGCCGGGTTAGTCGAGGGTGCGGCTGAGCATGCCCCGAAGTCGCTGGCCGAAATAGGTTTGAGCACAGGCCTAAACAAGGGCTGGGGTAGCAGGGCTACTGCGCTGGCCTTCAGCGGCGCAATGGTGGAACATGGCCTTGAAGGCGCCCTCAACCTCGCTACATTTGGCTCTTTTCGCAGGTTCAGCGACGCCATGGCATACGCTGATGTCAAGCGTGAGTCCTGGGGGGAGTTGATGTCGTTTGCCGGTAGGCGAGCAGCTGGGGTAATCGACGATCAGGGGAAGGATGTGACCCTCCCGCACAACGCCCTCCTCCACGATATGGCAATAGGCGGAATCTTCCATACAGGCGCGGGCCTCAAGTTCCTGAAGGTGTCTGGCGAACGATCAGATGCCTTCGGTAGGGCCGTGTCTAAGTATTTCAGGCCGACAAAGGGTTTCGCGGCGTCATTGAATGGCGGCATGGAGCTGGCGTTTAAGCGTATCGCTGTGGCGACGGGTATCGATGGCCTGGAGAACATGACCTATGGGGAGTTCATCAAGACCCTGGAGAAGCGGAAGATCAAGGGCCTGCCAGCTCTCGTGAAGGCCTTTGTCCCCAACTACGAGAAGCTCTCGGACGAAAAGCTCCGTGTTCTAGGACTGACTGCGCTCTCGGCGGCGGAGAAGACAGACCCGCTCGCACAAGCCTATCTCTACAAGATGGGGACATCACTAGAGACAGGTATCAATTTCAACACCATCAAGGCTGATCTTATCTCATGGCTGGACACAAATGCCGAGACTCAGTTGCGGCAGTATGTGGGTGATAGTGCGGCGGCATTGAGGTCCGACATCTTCAAGGGATTAGGAACAGCGGCACTTATCGGATGGACTACCGGCGGACACAACTATTGGGGCAAGAACATCCTGGGGAAAGACAACGGCTATGGAAGCGCCCTGGACTCCTCAATGCTCCTCTCAGCGGCGTTCGCCCTACAGTCGGGGTTCACGGGCGCATGGGGTGGATCGTTCGCTAAGGGTGTATATGACAGCGCCAGAAGGAGCGAGCGGAACGGCGAAAGAAACTACTTGATCAACCTGCCCGAGTTCGATGATGCAAGTGACTATACACGGAACCCGTTGCCAGCGGGGTTACGCAAGAAGGTTATGCCGGGGCTATCGGATAAAGAGATCCTGCGTCAGCGCAATATGGAGCTCCTTCATGCCATGGGTGTTCCCGGGGCCCGGTATATGTTCGCAGATGCGAAGTACATGTACGGGGTTATCAACTCCCCGGTGCAAGCGGCTATCCTCAAAGCCAAGCGTCGCGGCAAGGGCGCCCCGAAGTCCGATGTGACCACACGGTTCCTCGACGATGTCGGCAGAGAGAAGGCCAAGCTCGACGCCAAGCTGGACTCGCCGGAGGTTCAGGCCGCTATCAGGGACTACAACGAGAGCGTCAAGAACCACGGACCCGCCAGTGTAGATTCGATCGAGCCGAAGGAAGTCGCCGTAGCTATCGGCCTATTGAACCGAATGAACCAGCTCGGGCTGGAACTGCCCCCGTCACTGCAGAAGCTAGCGGAAATGTCCCTGCATCTTAGGGACACCGCGCAGAAGCGGCTTGAGGAAGAATCCAAGGTCAGCGGTGAGGACATAGACATGAGCATCGCTAGGCTCATGGATAGCGCCGTCAACGACGAAGAGCTTAAACAAGAATCAATCCTGGTTACCTTGGCCATGCGCGAATACATGAAGAGCAACAACTTAGTGGCCCCTGGCGACAGCCCCCAGGTCAACGCGGACAGTATTGCGCGGCTGTTCTTCTATGAGAAGAATAAGGGCATATCTATCGTCAAACAGGCCTCTGACGCGGCGGCATACGAGATAGCTACGCTACTGAACATCCCGCAAACGGACGCCCTGCGTACCATCACCACGAAAAACATCAGCTTCGAAGGCGATAATACGGCGGACCATGCGCAGTTGCAGCTTTCGGTAAACGGCATACAGAACATCGTCCAGGCGACCCGAGGAACCTCCTCTGTATTCGAGGCCGGCGGTGTGACTATCGACCTGGGTACACGCGCCGAGTTCGATAAGGGTAATCTCAATGCGGATACCGCCAGGATATTCGACATCAACCTTGAAGAGTATCGCAATGCGGCGGACCCGAAGACCCGTGACCAGGAATACCTAGACCTCGCCTGGGATCTGTATCAAGAGAAGGTCAAGGCGTTTCGCGACAACATGGAGAGCACTGTAAGCAAGTTCGAGGACAGCTTGTCTGGTGCTGGCTATGGCTACTTCGAGAACGCCTACTTGGCTGCGAATGTCATCGTCAGGGATATGTCGTACATCAAGAGCAACCTGGTACTTTCTGTCTCACAGCACGGGGATGCTGTCACCGCCGATGGGCAGAGCTGGATGGACATGGAGACCATCCAGGCCAACCTGGTTAAGACTGGCCGGTACCCGCTGTTGATCGACAGCCCCCTGCCCAACGAGCCCGGCATTAAGTATCTCCCCCCTATCAACGAGAAGGAGTTGGTCAAGAGCCTGGGTGGCGGCGCCGATGCGGTTAAGAAGGTGGACTTCATCAAAAGCCTCTTCGGGTTTATCGCCCTGGACAAGTCAGGCAACATCGTGCCCATCAACACCTACGAGTTGGCAGACAGAATCGCCAACAATCTCGGTGGCAAAACCAAGGCAGGAGTCAGCCCGGTAGAGATTACCGATAAAGAGCAGGTCGCATGGATCTTCAAAACACAGCAGTTGCTCGATAGGGACGGGAATCTTTTTGACGGCAACATGAGCGACTTCCTCAAGAAGAGCGGCCTGTTGACTGGCGTTACCGGGATGGACAGAGAGAGCTTCGGCGCTGTCAGCAGAATGCGGATGGCCGGTGCCTCCCCGTTGACGCATCGGCTTCATACCCTGATAGAATCTCTCGGCTTAATTGTCAGCCACAATAACCGGAAAATCTTTATCGGGCCCAAGCGGTTTGCTGAAACCAGCATCATCGATAAGGCTGGGCCTGAGCTTGAGGCCGAGGGTAAAGACCTTGGAGATTTCGAGGGCGCTACACGGTTTGCCGATGCGGCTCCTGACAACCCACAGCTTCCTGATTACATCGAGGTGTTGAAGACCTACTTTGGCGAGAACCGCCAGGCGTTCGACCTGATCGACGCACTGCCTAAAGAGGCGCGGGCCATCCTCGACAACGCCCTTATCGAGATGATGGACATCGGGTTGGTTCACAGCATCGACTCCGCGGGCCTGAAGTCCGTAGAGGCCGAACAGGGTGTGGCCATCTTCGCCCCGAACAAAGCGGGAGAACGCGAGCTCAACGCCCTGGTAGACGGGATCATGCTGGAGACAGAGAAGTATTACGAGGACATCGCCGCGAATGTATCAACGGTGGTGGATAATCTCAGGAACTCATTCAAGAGCGGTAAGCTGAAGGTCGCATCGGTAAAGCTTGAGAATGCCGTGATGCTTCTTGAGCGGTTTGCCAAGACTGGTGACCGACGCCTGTACAGAAAGGTAGCCGCGCTGTTGGCCGACGCTGAGATCATCAAGTTCAAGTCGAAGGTCACGAAGGGCGGCAAGACGGTAGGCCTCAAGACGACCCGTATCAAGCTCAAGGAGACATGGAGCGCCAAGAAGGTCGTAGATGCTATAGAGAAGCTGGCTGTATTCGGACAGGACTACAACATCGCTAGAACAGCAGAGCCCTACGAGGACTACAAGGCCAACGCCGAAAGGGTAAGGCACCAGATCAATGAGCTGGAGGAGGATCTCAAGGACTCCCCCGGTCGATCCACATACGGGCATATCAGGAGCAACCTCGGCCTCAACAAGTCACAAGAGGAAGTGTTCGATGCGGAGGCCCAGCGAACCGTTCGGGCCCATACAGGATCTCGCGATGAGCTTATCACCAAGATGCGCACATTGCTGGAGCAAACCGTAGGCGACAGAAAACCTGCCAAGGGGGATAAAAGCGGCAGGGACATGATCGATGAACTCACGGACTACGACATTCAGGGAATTATTAGTCACCTGAGCGACATCGAGGAGCAGACCTTTGTAAGCCTGGAGCGCTATTCTCATTCGGGCACCATTCACCCTGCAGACGGACCAGATGCAATAGCAAGGAATGCTGAGGCCGATGGCAGGCCCGACATCAACGGAAAGCCGACACTCGGAGCAGAGGAGGCGAAAGCCACAGGGAAGCTTGGCCTGGAAGAGGCTAGCTCCGCTACATCCAAGGGTGATGCACCTCGCCCGTCGGCCCATGCTGGTAGCGTAGAGGGTGACGCCGTAGTGAGGAAGGAGTGGAAGGCGCCAGACGCCGCCTCACGGCTCTCTCAGACATCGGGGCTGCCCGTGGTTCGGATTAGCAACATGGACTCGCGTAGGGGCATGCCACGGCCTCTGACGGCAAGTGGAGAGGCGGTCCAGAAGCTACAGCAGGCACACTGGGAGGGCCAGAAGAGCGGAAACACCGTTACCTATGTCAATCTCAACAGGCTAGGCGGTGTGGAGCACCCGACCAAGGCTCGTCCTGACGAATATCGTGGGATTCTGGTACCTGTGCCCGGGACCGGGACTATCCACAACTGGCTGTTGCCTAATGTCGATACCGTTGAGGCATTTGTTAAGCACCTGGACACACTCCGCAATGCCTATGAGCCGCTGATCGGAGACAGCAAGGACGCGGCTGATCTGATTAGGTTTATCGGGTCGAAGGAGGACGCGGAGAAAGCGGACAAAAACGGGGCCATCATCAATGAAGACGGAGAGGTAGAGCGTGTGGTCCCGGTTCTCGCCCAGGTCTCACACTTGCTCAATAAGAGCATAAGCGAGCTAAGATCTAATACGGAATTTCTCGAAGCGGTTGACGGCGCAGAAGAACCGTTCACCAACTGGGAGCGCCTTGTTGGGGCTACGGTATTCCATAGCCAGGTAGGTGACGAAGGGGTTAGGAGCTATCTCGCTATAGGAGAAAAGGGCTCCGAGGCGCTGAACCCGCTTATCCGCCGGCAACTGGTATTCGGTCGCAATGGGTCATATCTCGATAATGAGTCTGTAAATTGGGCCCTTGATCGTGTGGCGGATGGTGAGAATAGGCGCCGTAGGACGGAGACTATTGACGGAGAAGAGAAGGTAACGCTCAGGCCATACACCGAAATGGAAATGAACGGCCATTATACAGATAGTGATGGCAATACTGTCCTTAGAATATTGCTTATCGACAATACTGAAGACACCGGCCTGAGGTCCGACTCTACACTATCTGCGGATAGGCTTGGTGTATTCCAGGGAGACGGTGATGCGGGGCTGAGAAGCGCATACATGGACGGTGTGGTTGCCTCTAACGGCATAGACCCCACGGAGCCAGTAGGTGCTGTTAAACTAGGGTACATTGCTCAGGGATTCGCCGGTAAGTCGGACACCACCTATCAGCCTGAGTTCGAGAATATCGGTGCATCGTCTGGTACGGCAGGATACATCGCGGTTGACACAACGAAATACAACTTCCTGGGTGTTAAGCCCGCGAAGTTCCGTATCTATGGCGATGATGGAATAAGTGTCGAAACATCCAACCATGCGGAGGTCTATCGGGCTGAAGCTGCGGGTAAAAGGGTGGAGGTGCTGAACCCCGAGGAGGCTATTCTACATATCAAAGCCAAAGACATAAGGTTCCAAATGGAAGTTACACCCAAAGTCGAGCGGGCAACGGTCACGCATTCTGTATCGTCATATTTAGGCAAGGACGCCCTTGAGGAGTTTGTAGCGAGGGCTGGGCAGAAACACGGCGAGATCGTGAATCTGTTCACTTCTGTGCTTGGCGGGAATAGCCCGATGAAGGCCCGGGCCGCAAGGGACATGTTGCTGGACCTGTATGACCCGGAGAAGCTACACCCAGAAGACAGAAGCGACATGGATGTGATCGTCACATACCTGAAGGCTCATCCGCTCAATAGCCCCTACGAGATCGGTGGGGCCAAAAAGGTGATGCAGTACCTTATGAGTAGGATCATGGAGACTCACGGCTTCAGGTCAGTAACGAAAGCAGGAAGTAAGGGGGCCGCGGTTCCCGGGTACCATAACGCCACTAGAGAGGGTGGCATGTTTATCTCTCATGCGGACAGGTCGATAACTGTCCCATTGAGTGATGCTGTGCTGACGGTCTATATTGATCCGATGATCTCAGGCAGGCGCGACGAGACACACGCGAGAGTCCATGACCTGAACAAACAGTCGGTTGGCATTGACGATATAAATGAGCATGAGCGTAGCGCGCGGCCCGTAACCGGAAAACACGATACAGGCAGAAATCACTGGTTCCACCAACTGCTCAGGGCGACCGAAACAGGCGAGCATAGTTGGTTCTATAGCCTGCTCAAAGAGACACGGCGCAAGATCAACTACAAGGAAGAGGGCCTATCAAAAGCCGAGCGTGAAATCAGGGAACGAAACCACATTAGGCTCAGGTCGGCTACTGGAATCGCAAGCCACCACGCACCATTGCTTAGGGCGTTGGCACTTGTCGGGGATGTGCCATTTGAAGGCGTCAGAAATAAATCCGGCATTGGGGATAAGCGCGGCCTTGGCGAGCTTGCTGGGGACTTTGTGTCTCATGTGATGTCCGGCAGAGCGGGCAAGGCACAGGCAGATGGGGAGACACTAAAGAAGTATGTACGGCACTTGAAGCGTGGCGTCAATGATGCCGATAGGGCTGTGATTATCGAGGACATCGACAGGCTGATCAAGCATGCGACAGACGGCTCACTGCGTGGATCCACAGAGGCCGGGCATATCGGTCTAGGTGGCTTAATGGATATTCAGAACATAGCCGCAGGACGCCGTGTGCGGAATGACGACGAGGCTGGCGGCGTTAGGTTCCAAACCAGGGGGGCAAACTACAGGAAGCTGTTCAGGGACAATGCTGGTGACATCGTTCCAGGTCTGGAAAACTACGACACATTCACCAGCCACGGAGTTCTGGCTTCTGCTCACAGGTCGCCCACACAGCAACCCAACGATTTGATGCCGATAGTCGTTCAGGGAACCCTCAACAGGGAGTATGGCCGTCAGCTTATCATGAACCATCGCGATGTGGTGATGGGCGAGGGCGATTACGATAAGGATCTTTTCAACTACTGGTTCGACAACGGGCCAAAGATGGTGTCGCATCTTATGGGCATCAGGAACATCGCTGGCGGCACATCTGAGCCCGGGCTGAAGCCGCTCTACCCTACAGTACCTATCCGCAACTACAACCCGCTAGCGGCCCCACAGAACATCTCTAACCGCGATGACATCAGGTATGCTCGCAGTATGGAGTTGGCGCAGAAGGGCCGAGGTATGGTCATCGGCGCCAGGAATGTAGGCCTAGCGTACCTGCGGAAGGGCTTCCGTGCGGAATGGATGCACAACGGCCACATATACCGGCTTGTCCCGAAATACGACAAGGTGGACTTCGGCAACAAGGACCTGGTACGGGCGTTGGGAGAGATCTCAAGGCTGGTGCAGGATCACCTGGATACGAAGAAGGGACTCATACCCGAAGAGCTGTTGAAAATAGACCATCTTATGTTCGTGTTCGACAGGCTATTCAAGATAGAGCAAGAGGACTTCCCGGGTCATGTTGTCTCTGGCGGCAATGTGTCTGACAATCAGCAAGCAGTGCGTCTGGCGCATGCCGGGGCGGCCCCCTATAGGCAGTTGCTCAGTATAGGGAAGGACATACACGAGGGCGCCAAGAGCCGCTCAAAGCCCTTTGANACAGCCATGGATGATGCTGAGGCCTGGGCTAGCATCGCGTACCTGCACGATGGTGTTGACCGGGAAGAGGCGTTCAAGTCGCATGTCGCCGGGCTGATCCTCCACTCGACCGAGAAGATGCCCAGCAAAAACGCATGGCGTTCTATTCTGGGAAACAAGCGCTTCAGTATAGGCTTCAAGAACCAGGACGCCAACGGCATGCCTGAGCAAATCGGTCGCATGTTCACGAAAATCGGTAACGAGATAAGCGACACCAGCAGGGACATGTATTCGCTGAAGACCGCTCGACTGACAGAGGAGGCGATGAGTGGTGACGATGGCGTGATAAAGTTCCTTGATAGCATCAGTGGCCGATACCCGGGGGAGAGGGCGCTCGCCAACGAGATCAACCGTGTGCGGCGTAACATGGGGAGAAACGACTCCGGCATGAAGATGTACCTCGACAAGCTGTCGGGGCAACTGAAGATGGCGAGGGAGAATAAGCGGCTGGATAACCCCAACTATGAGAACAAGCCTAGGACGCGCAGTGAGCGATTCTGGGCAAACATGCACCTGGTGTCCGGCATGTCGGTCAACCTCGCCCTGAATGGCACCTACGACCATCTGAACCCATCTGAGAGGAATGAGTTCGAGAGCACCCTAGCTGACATGCTGCTCAACAGGTCGAAGGCCTATAGGCAAATAATAGGCGACGCCTCAAAGACCAACACACGGGCACCTGGGGAGTTCTATACGCAAGGCTCCCTGCAGGACACCTTGGTAGCTGGTGTAGACTTCCTGCTGAAGGCGTATGGACGGGGGAACAACGCTAGGCTGATGCTTGAGATGATCGCTCCGGAGATCAATGGCTACTACCACATTGACGGTAGGGCCATGCCGCGGTACGGGAATATCAAGCAAGACCTGATAAGAGCGTTCCAAACGGTAGACCCTGGGTCTTGGCTGATAGCGTCGGAGAAGCTCGGCAAAGCGGCTCACATGATACGCAATGGGCTGACAGGGAATATCCAGGGGCTAGTGAACGCCAGCGGCGGGCTGTTCTCTACCGGCGCTCACATGCGCAAGGCCCCAACGGCCAAGGGCAACCCCTGGATAAAGACTAACCTTAGGTACACGAATCAGCGCAAGGCGGCATATTCTGATGTGATCTTCGGTGAAGACGAGCCCGGGAACACATACAATAGCGGGCCGGCGCTGCCCTCTCCTTATGATGGGATTATTGGAGAGCGTACAGCGGGGATCTTGCCGTATGCTGACAGCTTCAAGGTGCGCAATGGAACGATCTACTTTGGTGATGTGGCCATCGGTGGGGCCAACCCCTTACTGAGGAGTGCGAGCCCTAACCTCGACATCCTCAGCAAGAGCGAGGGGGAGGCCCCAGGGATGGTCACCTATTTCGGCAGATCGCCCAAGCCTGTTGATAGTGTGAACCGCCATATTGTGCGACAGCAGGTGCGTATGTCAGAGGCGGAGTTCAACAAGCAGGAAGACGCGCGTATCGCTAACGAAAAGAAGAACGGCAATAAGGATCCGAAGCGTCGCCGCTTCGACAGGGAGAAGAACAAGCAGATAGACGGGAACCTCGCCATCCAGAATAGCAGGAGGATCACTCAATCAATAATGGACGCTGTGCAATACATCGGGTCGTCAAGTGACATAGGGAGTAGAGGCGGGTTGCCGAACCACGATATACTCAATGTGCTCCAATCACGAAAGGCATCAGCCCACATGCGCGATGAAGCGTTCAAGCGTGCGGCGGAGCGTGCCGGGTCGAAAGAGGAGGGCTGTTAATGAAGTGCCGCGACAAGCTGTGGGAGATGGTCCCAGACGAAGAAAAGAAATCGATTGAGTACATGGAGGACCTGGAGAGCATGGTCTTCGGGACCAACGGCAAGGGGAAGAAAGTAGCCAAGATCGTTCAGCGGCTATTGAACCTGGACAAAACGGGCAACCCTGAGCAGGCCTTTTTCAACTGGATCTATAATTACTCTGGTGCCGATGTAGCCAGCGGCGACATCCCCAAGGTCGGTGATCTCGTAAAGATGAAGGCCGAGGTGATGAAGCATATAGATAAGATCGATAAGGCAGCTGAGATCGCTAAACGTGGAGGTGTCAAATGGGGCTGGCTTGAGTGGATGCCACTGGTCGGTGTGTTGCCCCAGACGACCAACGAGAATCAGCTAGTGGGTCTCAACGAAACATTCCACGGCGCGATGATCGATGAATACCGCAAGGAGTCTACTGTTGAAACGGCCAACAGCAAGACCCAGAAAATAGCCGAAACCATTGCCAAGATCACTGGCGAAAACTTCGTAGTCAAACAATCGGAGCTGACACACGCTCAGGAGGTCATAACCGCCTCCAGAGAGACGATAAAGCTTTATGCCAATAGCAGCGACCCCGAGGATGTAGCGGAGCGTATGGCGGCGGAGCAGCGGCTTAAAACGGCTCAGGGCGAACTGGACAATATTTACAAAAAGCATGGCGGGTCGAAGACTGCGATACTGATGAAGGGCATCATCGATGGCCTGGAGAATGGGATGCTTGGGGTAGATTCTGAGGCAACCAAGAGTGCGACATATGCAACGGCATTGCTTCATAAGCTGGGCATCAATGAGCTGAAGGTAAACGAGATTACAGGCCTTGCCAATAGCGTTGACGAGTTCTTCAGGGAGACATGGGACTATGCCGAAGAGGCCATCAGCCTAGCTAAGAAGAATCTGCGATCATCGCTTGAGCTGGGCGGCGTACACAAGGACGCCATTGAAGAGATCATGGCGAAGATACCCGAATCTGAGATGCGCAAAAACTTCTTCCCTCATAGGACGATCCTCAACATCCACGCAATGACCGGCGCGGCGAACGAGATAGATTCCGAGATCAACGCAGGGCTAGCGACAAGCCGCAATGGAGAGCTGGTGCCGTTGACGGAGGATGTGCTGGCGAGGGTCGTCAAGGGGCTAGACGAGACATTCAGCTATTCAAGGACTAACGAAGGAAGAATCGACGCCAGCTTCGATGTATCTGTCCCGAGGGTGATGTACCATTATGCCGCCGAGGTAGCGAACAACCTTGCGCAGAACAGGATCCGCAACAGGATCTCTAGGACACTAGAGACCGCGAAGATGCTGCCGATTGGCGACGAGAATGTATCGAGATACATGGGTGTGTTGCTCAAGCGTATCATCGATCTCGAAAAGCACACCACCAGGCAGAACCAGTCATTGCGTAGAAAGGTCGTAATGGCGATAACGGGGCTTGCCGCGGCTCACAAGCTAGGGCCGTTCAACCTCCCGGGCATGGTCGGTAACTGGGCTGAAGGTCGGGCCCTATCGGTAGCCAACGCGGGTGGGCTCCCAAATGCGGTTGGTATCCACAAGGACATGCACGGGGAGATGGGCAGCTTAATCGATAGTGTGCTGAAGTCTGAACACCCCAGCATCAGCGCAAAGCACGAGGCGTTCGGTAGTACAGCAGGGCCTACCTCAAGGATGAGCAGGCTCAAGGAACTCTTCCCAAAGAAGACAATCGATGAGTACATGAAGATCGAAAGTGACCGTCCTCGTGTAAACTCATTGATAGACCTTATGTCATCAACTATCGACAAAACGATGGGCGGTTGGTGGACGGCCGCATGGAGATATGTAGAGAACGGGAACCGCGAAAATTCGTTTACTATGGGTGCTATGCAAGAGGCCCGCACAATAGACTATTTGTACCGGCACAAGTTCTTCACGAAGCACGGCAATGTTCCTGAGTCGATTATCGCTCAGCACAGACTAAGCAAAACCGCACTTGAGAGTGGTGACAAGGCCCAAATACAGGAGCAGTGGGATAAGTTCGTTCGGGATAGGGTGGCTATCGCTGGATACGATTTCCTATTCAACACACAGTGGCTCTACCACGCGGCAGCTCGTAGTGCGCTTGAGAAGTGGAGCCCATTAGATATTCCCATCGGTAAAGCCCTCAATATGTTCCAGCATTACGGTCTTAGTTGGATGAACAGAATGTATGCGTTGCAGCGCAACTTCTCGTATCTGAATAAAGCCGCTGGTAGCAAGATGGCATGGGTCACTACGACATCAGCACTCGACAGGGTCAATAACAGGGGCAACGCCCTCGATGTGGTCTTCCCTGTTAGCAAGATGTTCACTACGGTTGAACAGTTCGCTCTTGAGCACAACCAAAAGATAGCCGCGGAGCATGTGAAGAAGTGGCGAGAGACAGCGTTCATTAATCCAGAAGCGCTATTCGCTATGATCGTTGCTACTGTGGCGGGATTCACTGCTAAGGCGGGCGTATCGCTTGGGCTGGACTTCTACGGCTTCTTCAACCCGAACGCTTTAGACTTCGCGTTACGGCTGAAGCAAGTGGTAATGGACGACAAGGATGTACCTGACGCCTTTTTACGGCAGGGGAATAGCAAGCCAGCTAGGCGGACCGTTGCTGACTGACTTCCTGGATGCGGTGTCCCTGGGGATGAACACGCTCGACTATCACACTAACGGCTTCTCGAATGCCATGGGGNTGAACTCTAACAGCGACTACCTGACGATGCACGGTAGGCGTGACTATAGTGGGCCGCTGGATGTACTTAATTCGGCCCTCGGCTGGGAGGCCAACTCCTCATATAAGCATGCAAGAAAGAGTCTCGATGCATGGGCCGGGGAGAACGCTGAGCGTATGCCCATCAACGAGAAGATCGGCAGGACATTCGTAGAATCAGCCCCGATGTATCCCAACTGGGATCACGAGCAGANGCGTCGCAACGAATACAGAGCCAAGAGGCNCAAGGCGAAGAACGCCCGCGCCCCTCGGCCCAGGGGNGCTGGAAGGATTTCAGGGAGTCTCTATTAGGGCGCNTGGTTGGCCTTTATAAGGTCGGCCAATTCTTCAGTAGTGAGGCCATCGATCAGCAGGCATTGGCAGTATGCGCACTCAGCCTGTACCTCTTCTTCTACNCCATAAGAGTCGTNGTAGGCGCAGAGATCTTCCCAGTATTCCCCGTCGTCGGGTGATCGGATAAGGCTGTGCTTGGTTTCAGACCTGGAGTAGATGTGGATGCCGGCGCCAACTTCCTCACATTCAGGGCAGACGAAGGTTGGTAGAAGGTCAGACATAGCAGATCCTTTCTAAGGGGCCTCAGCGGCTCCTGGTGAGCTTATCTACGAGCTTGTAGGTCAATGCAGCCAGAACCAAGGAAGTCCAGCCAGCGGCGGACAGGACGGCGTAGAGGAAGATCCACATTGTCATTTCGAGCTCCTTTTGTCTGAGTAGTAGCTGGGGCCACATCGCAGATCCACATGGATAAAGGTATCGTGGACGATGACCCCATCGAATAGCGATAGACAGTCAATCAAAAGCTGATCACTGATACCGCCACTAGCTAGCGATATGTCTGCCGCCATGCCATTCAGGTGATAGGAGTTCGGCCTACCACCCACCTCTCTGTTGTGATTGTGGCACCTTGCACCACAATGAACGCTGATCTCTTGCTTCTGCTCGACGCATTCCAGCCATCGAGTTAATTTCCAGAACGGCACAACACCAGAGCATTCACCGCATTGACACTCAAGGGCATCAAGATTCAGCTTGTTCATCATCATTCTCCAGACTGTTAATGATTTTTTTGCTTTTACTGAAAACAATAGGAGCATTGTCCCTTTCAGTAACGGACTCACAAACTAAACACTCTTCTAAATGGGTGAACTCCTTACTAGAAAGAGCCTCTTCGTATTCCTGTAGCCGACGCTCAACATGTTCAATGTTTTCCTTGCCGTACGGACCGAACTTCATGGTTCACTCGCTTCGTCAACAGGTTCATAGGTCAGGTCGAAAATGTCTGGCTTGCATGGATAAAGCTCACCGTGTACGCCCTTAATAATCCAGTCATTCCACGAAACCCTGTGAGCGCCCTCAAGGGTTCCGATGAAAAAACCGGGTTCTCCTGCTATGTGGAATAACCCGCCAACAGAATCGTCCCCTACTTCCTTGGCCTCTTTTAACCAGTCAGGCCATACGGCATAGTCCATTCGACGATCTTCTGTCATCTGAAACGCCTCGATGGCTACAGGCCTTTTTCTGAACTTCATGGTTCACTCTCCTTTCGACCCATCTGCACTGGTGGTGCGGGTCGGACGGGGGATGTCATTCGCCCCAATTTTAACCATCAGCACTCCGACAAGGGCCGTCACGACTGACGAAAGGACCTGGGGCCAGTACTCCATGAATATCTCGCCCTCGGTCATGTGGACGCCCTGGATGCGAACGGCGATAAACGCCAGCAGCGAGAACAGAATAAACACCATCCCCGTTATCTGGATCTTGGTCATGGTTTCTCCTTCATCGATCTCTCCCGTAGGCAACTTTTGCAGGTTCCTCCATCTTCTCCACGGTGGCATAGGAGGACTATCTGTTGCCCCTGTTAATTGCGACACCAATTTTACCAGTGACATCCTTCAATGACGACTCAACCGCTTCGATTATGGCCTTTGACAATTTATCGTCAGAGTTTTTCATCGCGTCCTTAATCGCGGCACCAAGTGTGAACCCTAAGTGCTTGTCGATCATCCACAACATCCTCGTGACCTTCCCTGACCCGTCCCGCCTTCCGTTGTGGTCTACCTTTTCGTGCAGGTATTTCTCAGCCTTTTGCATGACCATTTCACGGAAAGACAACGGCTCCTTCTTCTTCTCTCCCCATGAGTTTGTTTGGGGGAATGTTAGCTCATCTACACGCTGGGCAATTTTCGGTCCAACCTCCTTCTCACAGAAATCAATAACCTGTCTCGTTATTTCATCATCTAGGTATTTTCTTAGTGATTTATGGAACGCTGAATCTCCACTCCACTCCCCGTCTTGATCGACAGATATGAAGGTCATTAGATTTCCCGAAACAGACTCAATCACCCTATCTTGGAACTCCTGCTGGGTAAGGCCCAACATTTCCAAGTTAATCCTGCAATTATTGTCCATGCTACTTTCTCCTGTTTGAGATGTCATGACTCCTCCATCTTCTCCACGGTTTCGCACAGGGCCAGCCATGGGGTTTTGCCGACCCCTATAAACCCTTTTGCGATAGGCCCAGATCGGACTATCTCGCACCTGCTGGAATAGAACTCCACGGCCATACCATCAGCTACCAGCCTTCGCACCAGCCCGTAGAATTGCTGGTGGCACCATGACCGCCCGTCGTACTCAACCGTCTTGGCCATCGTCGGCCTCCTTCGGCACGATAACAGCGGACGCACCGACGATGATCGGCGATCCGCATTTGCAATACCAAACACCGTCTTTGTTGGTCATTTCGATCTTGGAGTTTACGGTCTTGCACTGAGGACAAAAATCAACCTCGACCCTGGCAATAGGGGCGGGCATGTCGGACAGGATGGCCACAGCCGCATCAGCCTGTCGTCTGTAATGGGCCAGCAGTAATCGCGCAGGGTGTGAAATTGCCGCCTCTGGTGGTACGGTTAAAGCGTCAACGGCCATCGCCAGCTTGGCCTTCAATTCATTGATGCGTTCAGCTTGGGCACATATGTGCTTGCACAAATCGCCTTGTCGGTCAGGATCAATTATCTGTTGTTTGCCACCACCCGTGTGTCTCGATCCACAGTCGTAGACAACCGGGAATGTGTTCATCTTGGGATTTGGCCACATGGCACATTGGACATTTCTTAGCCATTCACGCACCACCTTTCTTGGGGTTTGTAGTGTTGGAGAGAATCCCCCTCAGGTAGCTTGCTCTTATGGCAATAACGGAAAAACCGTCAGCATTATGCCTCGATGCCCATGTACCGGGCGTTAATACCTCTATAGACTCTTTCACCATCGCCAGCTTGTCCTCTAGCTCCTTGATGCGCAGAGCCTGGGCTTCTTCAATAGGACGGCTATTCCACCCAATAAAAGCAGAGGCATCGCAATTGTCGCAGTAAGTAACTCCACCATTAATGGAATCCATTACTTCATATGCCTTTCCTTCACAGAACGGACAGGGCTTCAATTCAGACATTATTAGTCTCCTCTTGCAGAAAGATAACCATGCCCTCTGAGCCCACTGGCAGGTCACAGGGGGCTTCAATCTGGGCGTAGTGAGTGGTATCACCAGCAGAAACGACAATGCCTTTAACAACGACTGGCGCATTGGCCAACCTAAACGCCAGATTAGACGCAAAAGCCTCCAATTCATTGATGCACTTGGCCTGGGCGTACTTCTCGGCCTCAAGCTGAGCAACCTGATTGCGGAGGCAGTCTTCCCCAACAAGGTATATGCCGGAAACCTTGTCGATAATGGTGCCGCACTCAAAATGGAGCATGGACAACCCGCTTCCCTCTTTTGGGGATATTTCAGGGGTCCCACACTTCAGGCATTTCTCAGTCATCGCCAACCTCCTTCGGGGTGTCGGATAGAACTCTGTCTAATATGCCCATAGCAGCACAACACGCCGCCCCGGCATCATCGTGTGTTACGCATGGAATGATTGCTGGCCGAACCTCTTTGATCCTCGCCAGCTTGGCCTTGAGGCTGTCCCTCTCGGCCTCAACGGTGGCCAATTGTGTCTCAAAGCACTTTACCGTCTGGGTGAATGCTTTATCCACTTGCTCTGAGCCACACCAATAAATTTGATGTCCATTAACCAAACCGGAGAATTGTGCTCCACACTTCGGGCATTTCTTAGCCATTACCGCACCTCCCGCGGATCATCTTCGTTGCCAGCACCAACAATCTCAAAGTCAACCGAATCGAGATTGATATGCTCAGTAACGACATCTGAATCAGAGTAGTCTTTCTCGGCTATGGCCATAGCATCCAGAAAGCTGTCTGCCTCAACCATAGTTTGTATCTCAAGTGCAACAGTGAACGAGATTAGATATTCAGGCATAGCGCCTCCAATCGAAGAGTTCATCGGTACCATCACCCGGTAAACCGATAAGCTGGCTTTTTTCTAGCCCGAGGCCGTATTCCGCCAGCCCCGGGCCAGACGCCTATAGGCCTACCTTGGCCTTTCCTTGGTGGGACTTATCGAGTTCGGCCCTAGCTGTCCTACAAGACGCCAGGAGCGCCGCTGTGAGCTCTAAACCATCTACATGCTTAGATGCCCTGGCGATCCTCAAAGAGTCGCTGAGAAACGATTCTGAGGCCTCTAGGAAGCTCCTAATGGATTCATAGGACTCAAGGGGGACCTGGACAAAGGGTTTATCCATGGCTTCCTCCTATGATGTCGCTAGAGCACTCGCCATCGACGGCCAGGGCCAACTGAGGAGTATCCATAGTTCCCTCCTGCAGGTCATGGCGCACCGACACCAACGACGACACAACATCGTCTATCAACGAAAGCGACCCAGCCGAATAGGACAGGTCGCATACGATGTAGAGGATGTCGTCTCTCGGTAGCTTAGCTAGTTGCTGGACTATCTCCAGAAGCTCCTTTTTTAACATCACGACTCCTATAGTCTATGGGTCCGGTAGAAACGACCATGCCGAGATCAGTCTCAGTGACAGCTAACCCGGCGGCCCTCATGGCCAAACCGAACTCTTCTTCCATCCCGGGAGTAAATGACAGAACCATAGCATTGCCGCGGTAGATCTGTTCATATACCCCAGACAGCCTAAACCTCTTGGATTCGGCCTTCAACGATTGAGCATAACGATTACGAGCCTCTTGCCAGCAAAGGTAGCCGACCATAATTGAATACTCGTACTCGCTGAACAAGCACAGTGCAGCGTCAAGCCGCGGCCATAAATCGTCATTGAGATTCAGATCTCCACAACAGGGACAAGCGATAGTCCTGATGTCTACGCTGGAGAGCCCAAGCCTAAAACATTCTTCATGTTTATTATCCCCTGTAACCACCAGAAGCCTCCTTCCATGTAGATCGGTGAATTAGCTTCCTCGCTATCGCCGGCACAGCAGTATTCGGCCATGTCTCGCGTTGGGTGTTTCATGCCGCATACAGAACAGGCGAACAGCCAGTTGTATTCTGGCGCCCGCATCTTCGCTGTCCTGCGTCCATCAGTGAACGATGGCTCAAGTAGTGTGTTGGATCGATCAAGGTCGAGTTTCGCCTGATGCCGGCAACCGGAACAGTATTTAGTCCCTCCGCCGCCGAACCCATAAAGGTAGGATGTACCACAAAGCTCGCATATCCTAAAGCCTCTCCTCGGCATTCCGCTCCTTATCGGAAATGGTTTTCTTCAGCCTTTCGATACAAAGACGAGCATCGTTAAGCTGGGAGGCTAGGGTATTGGATAATTGATGGAGGGAATCGGCTCTAAGGTTGGCGGATCGCAGGCCCATCTCAAGACCCAGTATGGTCTGTGAATCCTGGTGTTGTCGCTCTCTCGCATATCGCAATACCTTGCGACCTAGCTCCAAGGCAGTGAATACATCGGCATTATCCTCCCAGGCTCTATCAAGCTCTCGGGATATAATGTCTGNTNTCTTTNGGCGGGAANACTTCNTCGNAGAANTCAGGATCAATGTCTTCAGGGTACACCCTGCCGTCTATGTCTCGCACCAAGTATTCATCGTCATGAGTCCGAGCATATTTAGCGGGGGCGCCACTAGAGACTATCATCCCCGAACCTTGAGTGGCTCAGCCGTCCGCCTGCTGACGATGTTGGCCCAGGTGTCCTTGATGATCTCGTCCAGATGCCCGTCGGCATCATTGATCGACAGGTACATGGCTCCGAAGACCATTTGAGCAAGGCCCTTCTCGACCTTTAGCCAGCGATCCATGCGAATCCCTTGGTCACGCTTGACGATGCCCTGCAACAGCTCTCCGTAGCCGACCACCAGGGACATAAGGCCGAGGGAGTAGGTGGGGTGTTCGCTGATAAGCTGGCGCGCGTAGTCGGGTATGTATGTCTCGTTGCGGAAGCCCCAATCTCTTATCAGCGGAGGCAGGCAGATCCGATAGCGGCTGGCGAAATCCATCATGAAGATCATGATGTCGGCCAAGGCGTCGCGGATCTCGGCTTTGTTGTTGGAGATCAGGGCCACGCTCAACTCACCGATCTCTTCGCCCATACCCTCCAGAGGGTTCCGGTAGGACTGGTCTCCAAAGTTCTCCAGGGACCATTTGGCGACTTCCGGTTGAAGTACGATGAGGGCATCGTGGACGTTCAAGAAGTCACTGAAAGCAGAATCAAGAATCTTCTCCATTTAGATCTACTCCTTTGGAAGAAGGGTTCAGGTTGCCGTATACGGCATCATCACAGGCTACGAGATGGTCCAAAACAGTAACGCAATTCTGGTATTGCGTAGGGCTGCACCTAGCCTCCAATACATCCAGCATATAATCCACTTGGGCGATTACATCATCAAGTCTCAGGACATACGAAGGTCGAACCCTGAAGTTAAGTTCTT